GGCCGAAGCCGCACGATCCGCCGAAGGAGCCGCCGCCGGACGGGCCGAAGCCGAACGATCCGCCGAAGGAGCCGCCGCCGGACGGGCCGAAGCCGCACGATCCGCCGAAGGAGCCGCCGCCGGACGGGCCCAAGTCACACGATCCGCCGAAGGAACCGCCGCCGCAGGGGCCCGGCCCGCAGGATCCGCCGCTGGTCCAGCCGCCGTTGCCACAGCCGCATCTTCCGCCAGTCGCGAAGGAACCGCCGCCGCAGGGTCCTGGCCCGCAGGACCCGCCGCTGGTCCAGCCGCCGTTGCCGCAGCCACATCTTCCGCCGGTGGCGAAGGAGCCGCCACCGCAAGGTCCTGGTCCGCAGGACCCGCCGCTGGTCCAGCCGCCGCTGCCGCAGCCGAACCTCCCGCCCGTGGTGAAAGAGCCACCGCCGCAGGGGCCCGGCCCACAGGATCCGCCGCTGGTCCAGCCGCCGCTGCCGCAGCCACATCTGCCGGCTGATGTGAAGGAACCGCCGCCGCAAGGCCCTGGGCCGCAGGACCCGCCGCTGGTCCAGCCGCCGCTGCCACAGCCGCATCTCCCGCCGGTCGCGAAGGAACCGCCCGCGCAGGGTCCTGGCCCGCAGGATCCGCCGTTCGTCCAGCCGCCATTGCCACAGCCGCATCTGCCGCCGGAGGCCAAGGAGCCACCGCCGCAGGGGCCCGGCCCGCAGGACCCACCGCTCGTTCAACCGCCGCTGCCACAGCCGCAACTCCCGCCGGTCGCGAAGGAACCGCCCGCGCAGGGTCCTGGTCCGCAGGACCCGCCGCTGGTCCAGCCGCCGTTGCCACAGCCGCATCTTCCGCCGGTCGCGAAGGAACCGCCGCCGCAAGGTCCTGGTCCGCAGGATCCGCCGCTGGTCCAGCCGCCGCTGCCACAGCCACATCTTCCGCCGGTGGCGAAGGAGCCGCCACCGCAAGGTCCTGGTCCGCAGGAGCCGCCGCTGGTCCAGCCGCCGCTGCCGCAGCCACATCTGCCGGCTGATGTGAAGGAACCGCCGCCGCAGGGGCCCGGCCCGCAGGACCCACCGCTCGTTCAACCGCCGCTGCCACAGCCGCATCCGCCGCCGGAGGCCAAGGAGCCACCGCCGCAGGGGCCCGGCCCGCAGGATCCGCCGCTGGTCCAGCCGCCGTTGCCGCAGCCACATCTTCCGCCGGTGGCGAAGGAGCCGCCACCGCAAGGTCCTGGTCCGCAGGAGCCGCCGCTGGTCCAGCCGCCGCTGCCGCAGCCCAACCTCCCGCCGGAGGCGAAAGAGCCACCGCCGCAGGGTCCCGGTCCGCAGGACCCACCGCTGGTCCAGCCGCCGCTGCCACAGCCGCATCTCCCGCCGGTCGCGAAGGAACCGCCCGCGCAGGGTCCTGGCCCGCAGGATCCGCCGTTGGTCCAGCCGCCGCTGCCACAGCCGCATCTCCCGCCGGAGGCCAAGGAGCCACCGCCGCAGGGGCCCGGCCCGCAGGATCCGCCGCTGGTCCAGCCGCCGCTGCCGCAGCCACATCTGCCGGCTGATGTGAAGGAACCGCCGCCGCAGGGGCCCGGCCCGCAGGACCCACCGCTCGTTCAACCGCCGCTGCCACAGCCGCATCTCCCGCCGGTCGCGAAGGAACCGCCCGCGCAGGGTCCTGGCCCGCAGGATCCGCCGCTGGTCCAGCCGCCGCTGCCACAGCCACATCTTCCGCCGGTGGCGAAGGAGCCGCCACCGCAAGGTCCTGGTCCGCAGGAGCCGCCGCTGGTCCAGCCGCCGCTGCCGCAGCCACATCTGCCGGCTGATGTGAAGGAACCGCCGCCGCAGGGGCCTGGCCCGCAGGACCCGCCGCTGGTCCAGCCGCCGTTGCCGCAGCCACATCTTCCGCCGGTGGCGAAGGAGCCGCCACCGCAAGGTCCTGGTCCGCAGGAGCCGCCGCTGGTCCAGCCGCCGCTGCCGCAGCCACATCTGCCGGCTGATGTGAAGGAACCGCCGCCGCAGGGGCCCGGCCCGCAGGACCCACCGCTCGTTCAACCGCCGCTGCCACAGCCGCAACTCCCGCCGGTCGCGAAGGAACCGCCCGCGCAGGGTCCTGGCCCGCAGGATCCGCCGTTGATCCAGCCGCCGCTGCCACAGCCGCATCTGCCGCCGGAGGCCAAGGAGCCACCGCCGCAGGGGCCCGGCCCGCAGGATCCGCCGCTGGTCCAGCCGCCGTTGCCGCAGCCCAACCTCCCGCCGGAGGCGAAAGAGCCGCCACCCGACGGCCCCAAGCCGCACGACCTGGCGCAAGAACCGCCACTGCCGCAGCCGAACCTCCCGCCGGAGGCGAAAGAGCCACCGCCGCAGGGTCCCGGCCCGCAGGATCCGCCGCTCGTCCAGCCGCCGCTGCCGCAGCCCAACCTCCCGCCGGAGGCGAAAGAGCCGCCACCGCAGGGTCCCGGTCCGCAGGACCCACCACTGGTCCAGCCGCCGCTGCCGCAGCCCAACCTCCCGCCCCAGGCGAAGGAGCCGCCACCCGACGGCCCCAAGCCGCACGACCTGGCAGAAGAACCGCCGCTCCCGCAGCCCAACCTCCCGCCTGTCATCGCAGAGCCCCAGCCCAGCCGCGCAGATGCGCAGCCGCTTCAATCCCCGCCCGCTCATCTGCCCGCCCAGGATTTCGAGTTCCGCACAGCGAGCATCGAGGCCAAGGTCCCGCCGGCCGACCATCCCGCGGACTTCGTCCTGCCCCCCGGCGACCTCACCGAGGACCGCAACCTCAGGCCCGACGGCTATCTCGTCGCCCAGGGCTTGATCACCGTCATCGATCCCGATCCGGACCAGAACCGCCTGCTGCCAATCGTCGCGCGCGGTGAGTACGGGCTCTTTTCGGTCAGTTCCGATGGCCATTGGAACTACGTCGCCAGCAACGGCCAACCCGCCATACAGGAACTGCGCAACGGCGAGGTCATCACCGATTCCATCACCGTCCATAGCGTCGACGGTTCGTCACAGGTTATCGCGGTCCACATCCACGGCACCGATGACGCAGCCCGGATCACCGCGGACGACCTCTCGGTCACCGAGGATCGGAATGTCGGCCCCACCAGCCTGCTGACCGCCGCGGGCATGATCACGGTCAGCGACCCCGATCAAGGTCGGAACAGCATGATCCCCGGTGCCATGACCGGGCATTACGGCACCTTCGTGGTCAATGCCGACGGCAGCTGGCGTTATGCCGCTGACAATCGCCAGCCTACCATCCAGTCGCTCGGCAGCGGCGACAGCGTCACCGACACCGCCCGCGTGCACAGCGCCGACGGCACCGCGCATGATCTGCATGTCACCATCCACGGCACCAATGACCAGGCCATCATCCGCTCCACACCGGGCGACATCACCGAGGACAGAAACGTTACCGCCTCGGGCCTGCTGGTGGCCACCGGAACCATCATCGTCACCGACCGCGACGACGACCAAAACCATGTCATGCCCGGGACCACCGCGGGCAGCTTCGGCACCTTCGTGGTCAATGCCGATGGCACCTGGCGGTATGCCGCCGACGATTCCCAGCACGCCATCCAGGCGCTGGGCCGCGGCGACAGTCTGACTGACACCACCATGGTGCATAGTGCGGACGGCACGACGCACCGGCTGCAGGTCACGATCCACGGCGCCAATGACCCGGCCTCAATGCACTCGGCGCCCGGCGAAATGACCGAGGACCGCGGGGTCAGCGCTTCGGGCATGCTTAACACCTCGGGCACCGTCATCGTCAGCGACACGGATTCAGCCGAGGACCACTTGGTGCCGATGACCGCGGCAGGCCAGTTCGGCACGTTCGTGGTGCACGCCGATGGCAGCTGGCGCTACAGCGCCGGGAACGCGCAGGCCGACATCCAAGATCTACGCGCCGGCGAAACCCTCACCGACACACTGCGCGTGCAAAGCACCGATGGCACGACGCACCAAATTGAAGTCCTCATCCACGGCACGAACGAGGCGTGGGAGGGCGGCGGCGTCATCAGTTCGGTTTCCAGCAGTCACCCCGGGCATCACGCCGGCTGGCAGGGTCAGGGCTCGGGCTGGGGCTGGGGCGCACCGCCCAGCGAGAGCCCTGTCGCGCAGGATGGGAGCGCCCCCCCCTCCACCGGCTATGCAAGCCTGATCCCACAGACCGATGGGTCCGCCGACCTGCCCGAGCCGCAAGCCAACCCTTATCTCGCGGCGCTGGGGGCGGAGGCTGAGTCGGCAACCCAGCACGCCGCCCCTACCGAAGCCGATCATCTGGTGCCGATCATTCCGGCGACGGACCCGCTCTCTGATACGACACATGGATCGGGCGGCACCCAACCGGGAGACGACGTGGCGGGTGCGGGTCACGCGGACAGCCCCGCGGCGGCGCCATCCGAGTCATTGGCGGAGGATCCGTCCTTCCCAGGACATCTGCCGCATGATGCGTCGGATCGCTGAGACGAAATGGTTCTAGATCAGGATCTTATTGATCATGAACCATGCCGAAAGTTCCTGGATGCCTGGCTCTCCAACCCGCTCGCGGGGCGAATGAAGCGGATGGTTGGGTCGCCCATGCCCGATAGACATGGGGATGCGTGATGGTGACCTTCGATGCGCGGCCAATAGGCCGTTTCATGCCATCGACTACCGCCGCCACTCCACCGGAAACGGGTCCATCAGCCCCGGCAGCGTCATCCCCTCCGGCTGCCGCCCATCTAAGATCGCCTCAACGATGTCAGGCGCCAGCAGCGTGAGGCGGAGCAGGCGCGAGACATAGGACGAGTTGATCTTTTCGGCCGCCGCCAGTTCGTCGATCGTACTGTAGCGGCCCGTCTCCATCATTCGTCGCCACCGAAACGCCCTGGCCAGCGCCTTCACCAGTGTGGTGTCCGCAGCCGAGGCGCCGCGGGGCGCCATGCCGCCCGGCGTCAGAACAAGCTTCCGCCCGCCCCGCTGCTTCCTAACCGCCAGCGGCACCCGCACGGTCAGCATCTGCGCGGCGCCGGTCATGCCGCGGCCTTTGCCGGTTCGGCCTGCGGCGCCGCCAGGTCCCGCGCCAGGCTGGCCAGCCCCTCCAGCTTCAGCCGCACATCGGCGCCGCCCTCCCCGACATCCACCCGGTCAACCAGCAGGCGGATGATCCGCGCCTGCTCGGCCGGGAACAGCTCCTCCCACAGCGGGTCCAGCCGCTCCAGCGCCAGCCGTGCCTCGTCCTCCGTCATGTCGGGCGCCGAGGCCCGTGCCGCACGCCAGGCCCCAAGCACCACCTCCGGCTGGCGCAGTAGCCCCCTGACCTGGGCGATCACCGCACCCGCCCGCCATCGTCGGTTGAAACAATTGAAACATGGATCACGGTCGCGGCAGTGCGGAACTGAAACACAGCTGGGCGACAACTCCTCCATCGAAGCCGGCACCCGGCGCGCAACGACGGAGAGACGCAATGCCCTTCACCCAGACCCCCGGCCTGCCCAATTTCTGGAACGGCACCTCGGGCGACGACAGCGGCACCTTCGGCGCCACCAACGACGTCATCTCGGCCTTGGCCGGCAACGACACCGTCTCTGGCGGTGCCGGCAACGACATTATCTCCGGCGGCGACGGCAATGACCTGCTCTACGGCGAGGCCGGCAACGACGCGCTCGATGGCGGCGCCGGCAATGACACGATGTCCGGCGGCACGGGCACCGATACCCTGATGGGCGGCACCGGGAACGATACCTACCAGATCAGCGACAATCTGGACACGATCACCGAGGCGGCGGGCGAGGGCATCGATACGGCTAATGTCTATTCCAACCAGTCCGCCTATACCCTGGCCGCTAATGTGGAGAATATGGTGTTCGAAACCCTGACGGGCGTCTTCACCGCCACCGGCAATGCGCTGGGCAACATCATGCAGGCGAACGGCCAGGCTTCGGCCAACGGCGCTGTGCTCTTTGGCCTGGGCGGCGACGACACCCTCTACGCCACAATCGGCACGGACCAGTTGTATGGCGGTGAGGGCAATGACAAGCTGTTCAACAGTAGCACTGGCGACTTCCTGGATGGCGGCGCGGGCGATGACGTGGTGATTGTCGGCGGCACTGGCGTCGCCGCCTTGGGCGGCGAGGGCTTCGACACGCTGGATGCGAGCAACTGGGGTTCGGCGGTTTCCTTCAATCTCGGCACCGGCGCCAACAACCTGGCCATGACCTTCACCGGCTTCGAGACGATCATCGGCGGCTCGGGCGCCGATACGCTGACCGGCGGTGCCGGCAATGAGCGGTTTCAGGGCGGCGCCGGGGCCGACAGCATCGACGGCGGCGAGGGCGACGATGTCTTCGTCTTCGCCAGTGGCGCCGAGCTGGATGGCGACGCCTCCATGAGCGCCGGCCTGGGTTACGACCGTTTCGACGTGGCGCTCGGCAACACGAATTGGTCCACAAGCCTGTTCAACGCGGTCGGCCTTGAGGAATTGCGGCTGACCGGCGCCGGCGTCCAGTCCGTCTCCTTCACCACTGCCTATGCCGTGAACGCCCTCGAAACCGGACAGCTGATCATCTCCGCCGGCGAGGCCTGCACGAGCCTGCGCATCGACGCCTCGGTCCTGGGCACCGACTTCTTTGTGCCAAGTGGCCGGATCTACGCCATCGGCACCGCCGGCGGGGACATCCTGACTGGAGGGGCGGCGGGGGACACCTTCCAGGGCGGTGGCGGCAACGACATCATGCGCGGTAGTTACGGTAACGACCAATACGTCATCAACGATGTGGGCGACGGGGTGATAGAGCTGGCCGGCCAGGGCACCGACACCGCCTGGGTCGCGACCAACGGCTGGACCATGGCCGCCAATGTCGAAATCGGCAGGCTGATCGGCACCGCCACCAACCTGCAAGGCGGCTCGGGCGATGAGGACCTCGTCGCCAACGCCGCCGCCGCCACCGGCTCCACCATCAATGGCGGCGGCGGCCATGACGTGCTCTGGGGCAGCGCCATGGCCGATACGCTGCGCGGCGATGCTGGAGACGACATCCTGCGCGGCTATGGCGGCGCCGACCAGATGTGGGGCGGTACCGGCACCGACCACTTCATCATCGATAATGCCGGCGTCGTGGTGACCGAACTGGCCAATGAGGGCTACGACACCGCCTGGGTCACGGTGAATGGCTGGACCAACGCGCTGAATGTCGAGGTCGTCTACCTCTCGGGCAACGCGACGCAGGTCACCGGCTCCGCCATGGCCGAGAACCTGGTGGCGAATGGCAATCTGGGCGGCAACCTCAACGGTCAGGGCGGCAACGACATCCTGTGGGGCAGCAACCAGGCCGACACCATGCGCGGCGGCACCCAGGACGACATCCACTACGGCTATGGCGGCGCCGATACCTTCGTCTTCGACAGCGCTGACTGGGGCTGGGACCAGATCAGCGATTTCTCCGCGGCGCAGGGTGACAAGCTCGACTTCCGCGGCTCTGGCGCCAGCTTCGCCAGCCTCGGCGTGAACACCGGCAACGACACCATCGTCACCTTCGGTCCCAATTCTATCACGCTTTATGGCGTGACGAGCTTCTCGGCCGCCGATTGTATTTTTGCCTGAGCGCGGGTCATGCGGTGATGCTCGCGGTATTTGGTACCTCAACCCTTTCTGTCTGATGCATCAGTGAGGGGTAATCTGCCTGCCCATCCGATGCGAGATTGCATTCTTTCGAGTGCTGGCGCTCCCACTCCACCGGAAATGGCTCCATCAGCCCCGGCAGCGTCATCCCCTCCGGCTGCCGGCCGTCCAGGATCGCTTCGACAATGTCCGGCGCAAGCAGCGTCAGCCGCAGAAGGCGGGAGACATAGGACGAGTTGATCTTCTCCGCCGCCGCCAGTTCGTCGATCGTGCCGAAGCGACCCGCCTCCATCATCCGTCGCCATCGAAACGCCCGGGCCACAGCCTTCACCAATGTGGTGTCCGCCGCCAAGCTGCCCCGCTTCGTGTTGCTGGCAGGCGCGATCATCAGCTTCCGCCCGCCCCGCTGCTTCCGAACCGCCAGCGGCACCCGCACGGTCAGCATCTGCGCAGCGCCGGTCATGCTGCCGCCCTCGGCGCTTCGGCCGTCGGCATCGCGAGATCTCGCGCCAGGCTCGCCAGCCCCTCCAGCTTCAGCCGCACGCCGGCGCCGCCCTCCCCGACATCCACCCGGTCAACCAGCAGGCGGATGATCCGCGCCTGCTCGGCGGGGAAGAGCTCCTCCCAAAGCGGGTCGAGCCGCTCCAGCGCCAGCCGCGCCTCGTCTTCGGTCATGTCGGGCGCCGAGGCCCGTGCGGCGCGCCAGGCGCCCAGCACCACCTCCGGCTGACGCAGCAGCCCCCGAACCTGCGCGATGACCGCGCCCTCAATCTCCGCCGCCGAAATGCGGGCGATGGCAGGACCGTCCGCGGCACTGCCCTTCAGCACCGACTGGCTGACATAGTAGCGGTACTGCTGGCCACGGCGCCCGCGCGCGTGGGTGGGAGACATGGCACGCCCGTCGCTACCGAAGATCAGCCCGCGCAGCAGGGAAGGCGTCTGGCAGCGGGTGCGGTTAGCGCGGGTCCGCGGGCTGATCGTCAGGAGGGCGTGGGCCGCGTCCCACATCGCCTGCGGCACGATGGCGGCATGCTCGCCCGGGTGCGACTTGCCCTTGTGCATCGCCTCACCGAGATAGGTACGGTTGCTCAGCACCCAATACACATCGCTCTTGGTGAAGGCGCGGCCGCGCTTCGTGGTGGCGCCTTCGACGCGCAGCGCCTGGACCAGCTTGGTACCGGATTCCGTCTCGACAAAGCCCCCGAAGATGCGTCGCACCAGCGCAGCCTCAGCGTCGTTCACCAGCAGCTTCCGATCCTTGGCGTCGTAGCCGAGCGGTACGAAGCCCCCCATCCAGATTCCACGCGCCCGCGACGCCGCAACCTTGTCGCGAATGCGCTCGCCAATTAATTCCCGCTCGAACTGTGCAAAGCTCAGCAGTATATTCAGCGTGAGGCGACCCATGCTGGTGGTCGTATTGAATGATTGAGTAATGGAGACAAAGGTCACGTTGTTCGCGTCGAACACTTCAACCAACTTGGCAAAGTCCATTAACGCGCGAGACAGCCTGTCCAATTTATAACACACAATGACGTCAAGGCGGCCGCGCTCGATGTCCGCCAGGAGGCGCCGCAACGCCGGCCGGTCCAGCGTGCCGCCTGACACGCCGCCATCATCGTAGCGGTCGGGCACAAGCACCCAGCCCTCGGACCGCTGGCTAGTGATGTATGCCTCACATGCCTCGCGCTGGGCGTCGAGGGAGTTAAACTCCATGTCGAGGCCCTCCTCGCTCGACTTGCGCGTGTACACGGCGGCACGGATTTTCCGGACCGTGGCCGGCATCGCGGCCTCGGCGGCTGGCTTGCGCTTCATGCTGCTGCCCTCCGGTTCTTCAGGCCAAAGAACAGCCACCCATTCCAGCGGGTGCCGGTGATGGCGCGCGCGATGGAGGACAGCGATTTGTAGGGGTGGCCCTGATACTCGAAGCCGTCGTGCAGTACGGTGACGCTGTGCTGCACGCCCTGGTACTCGCGGATCAGCCGCGTGCCGATGATTGGCATATCGTCGCCGCGGATGCGTCTGATGGTCGGGTTGCCGCCGTCGAGTTGTTCACCCAGGGCCTCGAGGCGCTGGATGGTCTCGGGCTTCAGGCCGCCATAGGCCAGTTCCTGGATCCGGTACGCGAGCCGGCTCTCCAGGAAGCGTCGATTGTAGGGCGGCGGCTCGGCGGCGAAGAGCTCCCGCCACATCTGCTTCAGGTCGGGCGTGGCGGTGGTCTTCAGGGCAGCCAGGCGCCCCACCACGTCGGCAGACGGGATGGCGGGGATGGTCGGCGCTGGTGGCGCGGCGGGTTTGACTTTGCGTGTCATGCGGGTCTCCGGTTGATCCGGTTCGCATAGGGGCGCTGGGGTGCCGGGAAGGGTAGTAACAGGTCTCCGCGGTCATCAGCCTCGCGCGCAGCTTCCTCGGCAGCGCGGCTGCGCAGCCGCAGAAGGCCGGCGGCGAGGATGCTGCAGACCTCGCGAAGGTGCGGCGGGAGGTGTGCATTGATCGGGGAGCGGGGCGGGTTTGGCACATGCCGCTGATGACAGAATCAGCGCGCAGAGCGCAATGCACTCATTGCAGCTCTTGTTGAGCGGTTCAGCTTCCTAAATGCCGCCCAAGCCATAGGACCCGCCCAATCACCGCAACCTCCTCCGGCGCGAGGTCGGCGAAGGCGGGATAGTGCTCTTTGTTGTCGGAGATGATCGTGATCCGGCCCGTCACCGGATGAGCGGCGACCCGCTTTACCTGGAGCCCGCCGTCGGTGCGGATCACATAGATGCCGTCCTTCTGCTGCGGACGCTGCTGGCCCATATCCACGAGCACGGTGTCACCCTGTCTGAGCGTCGGCTCCATCGAATCGCCATCCACGTTGAGCACGACCATATCGCTGATGCTGCCCTTGGTGACAGTGCGCAGCCAATCGGCGCGGAATGCGATGCGGTGCACCGGTTCGCCGTCTTCCGGCTCCATTCCTGGGCCCGCGGACACGCTGGTCTCGTAGACCGGCAGCATCGCGAATCGGTCGCCACCTATCTGCACCACCTCAGGGATCGTCGTGCGCGTCCGGCCTGGCCCTGGTGCGCCGCCCATCTCCAGATAACCCAGGATGATGGGGATCTCGTGGGCGCGCATGTGGCGCTTACCAGTGAGCAGGCGACTGATCTGACTGTTGTCCACGCCGAGTGCCGCGGCGAGGCCTTTTTGCGTCTTGCCCGGTCGGGACAGCCCCTCGCGGATTTCGTCGATGGTCAACACGGCAGGCAGCCCGTTCGATTCGGATTGAAGTCGGAGGGGATTGCGGACATGGCCATCACCTTTGCAAGGGAATTCGACATGCTATCCGTGCGCAAGGCTGTGGATAGCGGGGATGGCGTTGCGTAACACGCAACACGTGTGGGGCCAAGAATATTTCCTGCAAATAGTGCATTGCTTCTCTGTCACCACACCCATTACCCATCTCCCCATGCCCGAACCCGCCCACACCGTTCTCGCCCGTTTCGGGGGAGCAGGACCGCTCTCCCGATTGCTCGGCCTGGACCGCAGCGCCGTCCATCGCTGGGCGCTGCCCAAGTCGCGCGGCGGCAGCGGCGGGCTGGTGCCAGCCAAACACCATCTGCGCCTGCTGGCGCTCGCCACCGCCCAGGGGGTTACGCTCTCCGCGGCCGACCTGGTCGGCGCCGCCAATGTCGCGGGCGAGCCCGCCAAAGCCGGAGCCGACGACGGGTAGCTCGCCCGCCTCCTTCGCCACCCCACCCCCTGCTGATCTGAAACGCCCGTCTCGGAGCATTGCCGAATGCTGTCCGCTCGCCCGCCCAGTGCCGAAATCGATCTGGCCGCCGCCGTCATCCATCGCGCGCTGGAGGATGCAATCACCCCTGACAATCGGCTCGCCCGGCCGCGCGTCATCACCGCCCCCACCGGGCCACGCTATGGCTTCACGACCGGGCTCAAGCCGCGCGACCGGGAGGAGGCCGTGCGCTTCCTGCTGGACCCCGCGCCCGGCTGGGCTGGCTCGCGCGAAGCCTGGTGCGATTCCGCCGACATCGATCCCGATGTGATCCGGCGCCACGCCTTACAGCGCATTCCGCACAGTTCCATCCCCGCGGATGTCTGCCGTGCGCTGCGGCTGCCCATGCCACCCGGCATGACCGAGGTCGATGCGCCAGCCGCGGCGGAAGCCCCACCCACAGCCCTGATTGCGGAGGCCGCATGATGAACGCCATTCCCGCCAACCGCCCCAGCCTCGACGCCGCGCGGCGTATGCCGGTGTCGGACCTCCTGGCGCTGCCGGCCGAGCATCTTGCACTCCTGCAGGAGGATGCCCGCGCTGGCCTGGACGCCGCCAACCGGATGCGGGACTGGATCGAGGGCACCATCGCCCTGCGATATGAGCAGCGCGCCGTCGCCGCCCGCGCCGCGGCCCGCAAGGACACCGGCTCGGTCCGCTTCCAGGACGGCATAGTGGAGATCGTCGTCGATCTCCCTAAACGGGTGGATTGGGATCAGCCGCGCCTTGCAACGCTCGCCGAGCAGATCCGCGCCGGCGGCGAGGACCCCGGCGAATACCTCGAGGTCAGCTTCAAGGTCTCGGAGCGGGCGTATACCGCCTGGCCCGAGCGCATCCGCCTCGCCTTTGAGCCAGCGCGGACTGTGCGCACCGGCAAGCCCACCTATCGCCTCGCCATCCTGCCGGAGGGCGAATGATGCCCATTACCCTGACCAACACGGCACCCGCGGCGAATGCGTCGCGCAATTCGGATCAGGACACCAAGCACGCCGCTGGCGGGCAGCGCGTCGTCATCAATGGGCGCCTGGGCATCGGCAAGACCAGCACCCTCTCTGCGTCTTCGGTGCCGAGCCACCTGTTTCTCAGCGTTGAGAACCAGGACCAGGGGGGCTCCAAATGACGCTGCGCATCATCACCGCCAATGAACGGCAGGCGGAGGCACGCGGCATCAAGGCCGTGATCTTTGGCAAGAGCGGCATCGGCAAGACCTATCTCCTGCTGACGCTCGATGACGACACGACGCTCTTCATCGACCTGGAGGCAGGCGATCTCGCCGTGCAGCACTGGCGCGGCGCATCCCTTCGGCCCCGCACCTGGGAAGAATGCCGCGATATCGCGCTGTTCCTCGCCGGCCCTAACCCCGCGCTGCGCGACGAGCAGCCCTATTCTGCCGCGCAGTATGCGCGCGTCGTCCAGGCCTATGGCGATCCGGCGCGCATGGACGGGTTTGCCACCATCTTCGTGGACAGCATCACCGTCGCCGGCCGGCTTTGCTTTCAGTGGTGCCGCGGCCAGCCGGAGGCCCATTCCGAGAAGACCGGCAAGCCCGACATCCGCGGCGCCTATGGGTTGCATGGGCGCGAGATGATCGCCTGGCTCACGCATCTGCAGCACGCGCGCGGGCGCAATGTGATCTTCGTGGGGATCCTCGACGAGAAGCTCGACGACTTCAATCGCCGCGTCTTCGTGCCGCAGATCGATGGCAGCAAAACCGGCCTGGAGCTGCCGGGGATCGTGGATCAGGTCATGACCCTGGCCGAGATCAAGATGGACCCTCCGGCTGGCAAACCCGCTCTACCGCCGTTTCGCAGCCTGGTCTGCCAGACGATTAATCCCTGGGGCTATCCCGCGAAAGATCGGTCCGGCCGGCTGGCGATGCTGGAGCCGCCGCATCTCGGCCAGCTGTTCGCGAAAATCCGCGGCACGGCAGCGCCGATTGAGGCGCACGACGCTCCGCTGCCCGCACTGCCCACCACCATCCCCAACGCCTGAACAGAGGAGAAGCACCATGGCTTCCTGGAACGACTACAACGACGCCCAGTCCAACCCGAACCTGATCCCCAAGGGGACGCTGGCGAAGGTCCGCCTCACCATCCGCCCCGGCGGCTTTGACGATCCGAGCCAGGGCTGGACCGGCGGCTTTGCCACGCGCGGGGGCAGCGGCTCCGTCTATCTCAATGGCGAGTTCACCGTCCTGGAGGGGCCCTACGCCAAGCGCAAGATCTTCACGCTGATCGGTCTCTACAGCCCCAACGGCCCGGAGTGGGCGGGGATGGGCCGCAGCTTTCTGCGCAGTATGCTGAACTCCGCGCGCGGCATTTCCGACAAGGATGCCTCGCCCCAGGCGCAGGCGGCGCGTCGCATCGGCGGCTTCGCGGATCTGGATGGACTGGAGTTCCTGGCCAAGATCGATCACGGCACCGATGCCGGCGGCGAGCTCAAGAACGAAATCCGCATGGCGGTGATGCCAGACCATCGGGATTACGCGAAGGCGATGGGGCGCCAGGCCGCGGTGGCAGGATATGCGCCACCGCCAGCCTATGCCCCGCCCACACAGACAGCGCCGCCCGTCTATACCCCGCCAGCCTATGCTCCACCGGCCCAGCCTGTGGCCGCCCCGGCCATGCATCAGGGTGCCTTCCCGGCCGCGGCGCAGCAGCCTGCCGCAGATGCGGATCCTCGCCCCGCCTGGGCGCGCTGAGGGAGGCCGCACCAGCATGATGCTCCGCCCCCGCCAGAAGCTCTTTGTCGAGCGCAGCCTGCGTGCGCTCGACCAGCACGGCAACACGCTCGGCGTCGCCCCGACCGGCGCTGGCAAGACGGTGATGCTGTCGGCGGCGGTGGGGGAGTATCTGGGCGGCGGCAGCGCTAAGGCGGCCGTCCTGGCGCACCGCGATGAGCTGACAGCGCAGAACCTGGCCAAGTTTCGCCGCGTGAATCCGGGCATTTCCACCTCGGTGGTGGATGCTGGCCAGAAGTCGTGGGGCGGCCAGGTCACCTTCGCCATGGTGCCCACGCTGACACGCGCCGCGAACCTGGACGCCATGCCGGCGCTGGATCTGTTGGTGATCGACGAGGCGCATCACGCCGTCGCCGGCAGCTATCAGCGCATCGTCGACCGGGCCCTGCACCGCAATCCGTTGTGCCGGGTCTATGGCGTCACTGCGACACCGAACCGCGGTGACAAAATCGGGCTGCGCCAGGTCTTCTCGAACGTCGCGGATCAGATTCGGCTCGGCGAGCTGATCGCCTCCGGCCACCTGGTTCCGCCCCGCACCTTCATCATCGATGTCGGCGTCCAGGATGAACTCCGCGCGGTGCGGCGTAGCGGCGACGATTTCGACATGGGCGAGGTCGCCCGGGTCATGGACACCGTGCCAGTCACCGACGCCGTGGTGAAGCACTGGCAGGAGAAGGCAGGCGGACGCCAGACGGTGGTGTTCTGCTCCACCGTCGTCCACGCCGAGCATGTGGCCGCGGCCTTCAATAGTGCCGGCATCTCCACGGTGGTCGTCACAGGCGCGATGCCCGAGGGTGAGCGCCGGTCCGTCCTGGCGGCCTATGCGTCCGGCGAGGCGCGCATCGTGGTGAACGTGGCGGTGCTGACCGAGGGCTGGGATCACCCACCCACCTCCTGCGTTGTGCTGCTGCGGCCCAGCTCGTTCAAATGCACGATGATCCAGATGGTCGGCCGCGGGCTGCGCACCATCGATCCCGCCGAGCATCCCGGCATCATCAAGCGCGACTGCATCGTGCTGGACTTCGGCACATCATCGCAGATCCATGGTTGCCTGGAGCAGGATGTCGATCTGGACAGCCAGCCCGGCGAGGGTGAGCCACCCACCAAGACCTGCCCCTCCTGCGAGGCCGAGGTGGCGATCGCAGTGATGGAGTGCCCGATCTGCGGCCACGCCTTCGAGCCCCGCGGACGTGAGGCGGCACCGCTGGCTGACTTCATCATGACCGAGATCGATCTGCTGAAACGTTCGGCGTTTCAGTGGTGCGATCTGTTCGGTGATGACGCGGCATTGCTGGCCAATGGCTTCAACGGCTGGGCGGGCATCTTCTTCCTGAACGGGGCCTGGCACGCGGTCGGTGGCGCCAAGGGCGAGGCCGCACGGCTGCTGTCCATCGGCGAGCGGCTGGTGGCGCTGGCCGCAGCGGATGACTGGCTCAACACCTACGAGACGGACGAGAGCGCCCATAAGAGCAAGCGCAGGATGCGCGAGGCGCCGACCGAGCGCCAGCTGATCCACCTGCCGCTCGAGGTCCGCGCCGATCTCGGCATGACGCGCTACCAGGCCTCGGCGCTGCTGACCTTCAAGTTCAACCGCCAGATGATCCGCAGCCTGGTGCGCAACGCCCAGCCCGCGACGCACGGCCAGGCGGCATGACCGGCCATGCGCAATCCAGTCCCGCCCTGCGCCATCTGCCGCCGATCCACCCGGGGATTTGGCTGGTTCGACCCGACCCGGCGGCGGCCGCCACGCCCCAGCACGTCCTTCTGCAGCATGCCCTGCCAGGCGCTGTGGACCATCATTGCCGCCAGGAGCGCACCCGCCATGGTTGACCTCACCGAACAGGAACAGGCCGCGATCCGCGCTGCCATGCGCCCGCTGGGCGAATGCCTGGGCGAGATTGGCTGGCAGACCCGGCTGATCGATCTGACCGAACCGCAGGTGCTGACGCTGATCGAGGTTGCGGTCGGCGGCTTCCAGGACGCCATGCACGCCACCGCGCAGCAGGTGCCGGAGCGCCATCGCCCGCTCACCGCCGCGGACGCACCCTTCTGATGCTGGACCTCAACAGCCGCAGCCAGACCTCGGCGCATATCAACGCCGCCATCGACGCGGCCCTGGTGGCTGGTAATGCCGCCAGCCCGCCGCGCAGCTACCTCGGTGGCTCCCGCCTGGGCCATGCCTGCGAACGGGCCCTGCAATTCGAGTTCGTGAAGGCCCCCAAGGATGAGGGTGCCGACTTCGACGGGCGGCTGCTGCGCATCTTCGGGATCGGGCACGCGCTGGAGGATGTGGCCGTCGCCTGGCTGCGCGCTGCCGGCTTCGATCTCTACACCCGCCGTGGCGGTGGCGAGCATGGCGAGCAGTTCGGCTTCTCCGTCGCGGGTGGTCGCATCCGCGGCCATGTCGATGGCGTCTTCGCCGGCGGCCCGACCATCCCCGGCATGGCGTTCCCGGCGCTGTGGGAATGCAAGACCATGAACGCGAAGTCCTGGCGCGACACCGCCAGCAAGGGCGTGGCCGCCAGCAAGCCGATCTACGCGGCGCAAATCGCCGTCTACCAGGCCTATATGGACGCCAGCGTGCCGGGGGTAGCGGACAATCCCGCGCTGTTCACCGCCATCAACAAGGATACGGCCGAGCTGCACCACGAATTGGTGCCGTTCAACGCGGAACTGGCGCAGCGAATGTCGGACCGCGGCGTGCGCATTCTTGCGGCCACGGATGCTGGCGATTTGCTCCCCCGCATTGCCGCCAAGGCGGACCATTTCGAATGCCGCTTCTGCCCCTGGGCCGCACGCTGCTGGGCACTGCCTGCATGAACGCATGGGACGACTTCAACGATGCCGCGCCGATGGTGGACGACGAGGCGCCCATCATCGCGCAGGGCCCGGCTGATGGACTTCCCACCGCTGGGCAGTCGATGCAGCCCGATGCTGGCCCCGCCACCGTGAATCTGGCGGCGATCGCCACCTTCCTCGAGGTGGTGTTTGGCTATTGCGACGGGCTCATCCCGGTTCGCGGCTTCGTCGACCAGGGCCAGGGCCTGGACACCCGCCCGCACAACATCTGGATCCCCGCCGACGCAACAGCCCCGGACCTGCTCGCCACCTATGCCAGCTGGGCGGCGCGCGAGGGCAGTGCCGTCTATGTCATCCCCGGCACCGTCGCCGAGCAGGGTCAGGCCCGCGCCGAGCATGTGCTGCAAATGCAGGCGCTGGTGGTCGATCTCGACGCCGGCGACATCACCGCCAAGCTGGCGCATCTGACCCGCCACCTCGGCGCGCCCACCCTGCTGGTGGAAAGCGGCGGCCGCACGGCCGAGGGCGCCGCCAAGCTGCATGTCTGGTGGCGGCTGACAGAGCCGGCCGAGGGCCAGGATCTGGCACGGGCCTGCGCAATCCGTGGCGAGATCGCCGACAAGGTGGGCGGCGACACGCATTTCCGCTCGGCGCACCAGCCCATCCGCGTCCCCGGCACTGTCTACCGCAAGCATGGCGCGGACCGCGTCGTGGCCATCCGCAGCCACGATCCACGCCGCGAGGTGGACCTGGCGGAATTCGCCGAGGCCGTGGCCGCCATGCCCTATCTGCCGGGCCAGGAGCGGGCCACCAGCGCCGCCCCAGGCGAGCGACCGCATCTGGACGACGTGCTCACCACCCCAGTCCGTGAGGGCGCCCAGGACGGCTGGACGCGCTTCCAGGGGGCGGGCGCCGCCATCGGCCACTTTGTGCGCCAGGTGCATGAAGGCCGCATGACCGGTGATGAGGGCTGGGAGGCCATCTGCCAGTACAATGCCGCCTGCCTCAGGCCGGAATGGCCGCTGCTACGCCTCAAAGCTGAGGCCGATGCCATCTGGGCGCTGCATGTCGAGCGCAATGGGCCTGGCCTGCTGCGCAGCACCGACACGCCACCCAGCGCCATCCCCGCGCATACACTCGGCGCGCTGCTCGACGACACCTCGCCCATGCCCGACGATCTCATCGGGCCGCGCCTGCTGACCCCGGGCGGGATACTGGTCCTCGGCGGCGCACCGAAGGTCGGCAAATCCGATTTCCTGATCAACCTGCTGGTGCACGCCGCCGCTGGTGCACCCTTCCTGCGCTTCAACGCCCCACGGCCGCTTCGGGTGTTCTATTTGCAGGCGGAGATCCAATACCACTACCTGCGCGAGCGCCTGCAGCAGCTGCGGCTGGATCCCGCCATCGTGACGCGCGCCCGTGACACCCTGGCCGTCACCCCCAAGCTGCGCATGCTGCTGGACGATACGGGCGTGCCCCTGGTGGTGGCCGCCATTCGCACCGCATTCCCCGATGCGCCGCCCGACATCATCTGCATCGATCCCATCCGCAACGTCTTCGATGGCGGGCCCGCAGGCGAAGGCGAGAACGACAACAGCGCCATGATGTTCTTCCTGCAGGGCCGCGTGGAGGCGCTGCGCGACCAGGTCGCCCCAGAGGCGGGCATCATCCTCGCCCACCACACGAAGAAGCTCAGCAAGCTGCAGGTGAAGGAAGATCCCTTCCTGGCGCTGTCCGGCGCCAGCGCGCTGCGCAGCTTCTACACCTCCGGCATGATCCTGTTCCGGCCCGACGAGGAACAGACCGGGCGCGAACTTCACATCGAGCTGCGCAACGGCCCCGGCCTCGAGCCGATGCTGGTCGACAAACGCGGCGGCGCCTGGGTGGAGCTCGATCGGAAGGGTGAGCGGATCGTCCGCAAGGATATCGGCGGCAAGCTCGATGCCGAGCGCAGCCGGCGCCACGACGTCATCCTGCAAATCATCGCCAACGAGGCCCGTGAGGGGAAGGTCTTCACCGGCAGCGCCTTCGCCGCACAGTTCGAAAACACGCACGGCCTGGGCGGTGACGACACCATCGCCCGCCGCATCAACGTCCTCGCCAACAAGGGCTACATCAAGTTCCTGCGCGACGCGCCCGCGCTCGGCATTCCGGTCAGCAAGTCCACCAAGGGCTACCTCTTGGTGCAGGACATGCTCTTCGGGACCGACGGCGAGACGGTCGATCCCGAGACCGGCGAAATCACCCGCACCCTCGTCCCGCTGCTGCCGACGCACTTCCAATCTGAGACCAACAACGCGGTTCTGCCCGTCGAGAATCCGGAAATCTGGGTGCTGAACGACCCGGAGGCTGAGGCATGAAACGCCACTTCGATACGCGACCGCACTGTGCGGAACTTGCTGCGGAACTTCCATGTTCCGCAAGTTCCGCAAGCCTGCGGAACTTCCCTGCGGAACTTGAATCGCTCAGTGAAATCAGTGGGTTGGGTAAGTTCCGCAAGTTCCGCAGCGAGGCTTTGCGGAACTTGTCTGCGGAACTTCAAAATCACCAACCAATTCAATGCCCTGACCAAGTTCCGCAAGTTCCGCAAAATCCCTCCCCCCTACGGGGGGTGTGCGTGCGCGTCCCAAAGACGCGCGCACACCACACCCGGGGGTGCCTGGTCCGGGTCAGGGGACCACCCCCACCAGACCCATCCAACCCCAAGCCGGGCAGCGACGACGAGCTCCGCCAAGAACCGCGCCGTCGCCGCCCTCACCAGGATCATTCCCTTTCGGAGACCATCATGGATTTCGCGACTCTCACCACCCCGGCCGCCGGCGCAAGCACCGCCCTGCCGGATCCCAACCTGTACCGCCCACGCAAGCCGGGCATCCTCGCCCTGGATCTCGGCACCAACACCGGCTGGGCCCTGCGCTTTGGCGATGGCGGGACGACCTCGGGCACGATGACCTTCAAGCCCGGTCGGTTTGAAGGCGGCGGAATGCGCTACCTCCGCTTCACCGACTGGCTCGTCCAGATTGCCATGCATGCGCACGGCATCCGACGCGTGGTGTTCGAGGAAGTGCGCCGTCACGCCGGCACCGACGCCAGCCACGTTTATGGGGGCTTCCTCGGCACGCTGACCTCGTGGTGCGAGGAACACGAGGTGCCCTATGAGGGCGTGCCGGTCGGCACAATCAAGCGCTACGCCACCGGCAAGGGTAATGCCGACAAGGCGGCGATGATCACGGCGATCAGAGACCGCGGCTATCTGCCGGCCGACGACAATGAGGCGGACGCTATCGCGCTGCTGCTCTGGGCAACCGACCCGACCGGAGGACGCGCATGATGCTCGCCGGCTCCGTGACGCGAAGTCAGGCCAGCGCCGACAGCGCCGCCTCCGGCGCGCGGTCCAGGATCTTCAGCAGCGCTTTGGCCGGTCCGGCCGGCAGGCGCTTGCCCTGCTCCCAGTTCCGCACCGTGTCCAGCGGCACGCCGATCCGCGCCGCGAAGGCAGCCTGGGTCAGCCCGGTCCGGCGGCGCACCCGGCGCGTGTATGCGGCGGCGTCCTGCGCCGATGCCGCATCGTCCTCGCCAGCGTGGCGCTGGATGTCAGCCTCGCTCGTCGAATCGACCCGCGCCGGGTCAATCCGGCCCTTGGGCGGCTTGGCGGCGTCAAGCGTCACGCGAACTGTGCCCATAGCGAGCCACCTCCTTGGCATTGGCCTTGCGGGCCGAGATCATCCGGAACGCGTCACCTCGCGGCGTGTAGACCACCAGGAACAGCCGTCCCTCGATCTGGCCGAGCACGCGATAGCGCGGCTCGCCGTAATCGAAGCGGTTGTCGACTTCGACCAGCCGATCAGGGTCGAGGAACACCTGCACCGCATAGGCGAAGTCGAAACCGCGCTCGGCGAAGCAGGCGTCGCTCTTGGCGTCATCCCACTCGAATTCCACGACCCCTATGTAGGCCAGAGGACGACAAGACCCAAGGGCTATTTCGGCCGGGGCGCGGAGGGCTACGCATGACGATCCACGGCGCCCCGCAACCGCCCCGTTCCTGCCTCGACCGCGGAACGCGCAGTTCCACCAACGAGGCAGAAGTCCGCGCCCTGCGTGCTGCTGCCTGGCACCGCCACGGCGTGGCCGCCATTCCCGTCGAGGAGATCACCGACCCCTGGCTCCGCCAGGCCATCACCAACGAAGCAAACCGGCTCTAGGGCCGACGCAATGGAGGCTCACAACATGGCCGTTAAGCGCAAGACCGCACGAACGAAAACGCAACGCGAGGACCTGTCCAAGCCCTCGAAGTGGCGTCTGCAGCATGGCGGCTTCGAGGACGCCGTGCGCGGTGTGGATCCGGAGACGGGCTGCCCTGTCGCGCATCGCCGCGCCACCGACAGCCTCGGCCTGCTGCTCGCCAACGGCACGATCACCCAGCAAATGCATGACGCCGGGGTGGTCTTTCGCACGCTGTTCCAGCGGGCTGCCCTCGATCGCGTGCGGACCATGTCGATGATCCGCGTCGAGGGCGGCTCGGTGGATCCGCTTTCCGAAAGCCAGGCCAGCGCGCGGCAGCGCGTGGCGAAAGCCGTGGACGCCCTCGGTGGGTTCGACAGCCCAGGCGGCAGCATCGTCTGGCACGTGATCGGCGTGGAGGTATCGATCCGTGACTGGGCGCTGCGGCAGGGATGGGCGGGACGACACATGCATCCACCGCAAGCGCAGGGCCTATTGGTCGGGGCACTCGGGATGCTGGCAGCGCATTTCGGGCTGACGCCACGACAACGCGCTGCGTGATCTGCAACGCCGGATCCATGAATCGACGTGCTGAAGAAAAATCTTCGGCACGCCGAATGAGTGCATTGCGCCGTGAAATCTTGGCGTGTCAGAAAGCCATCACTGGCGAGACATGCGCCGGGCCGAGCGGGGTGGCTCCCGAGCCACTCGGCCTGTCGATCGAATTATAGACGAAGTAATAATCCAGGGTCCTTCCCGCGAATACTGTATGCGGGGGGGCGGAAGCGCGCAAGGTCGCTAGCGCCAGGCCATAAAACAGGGTTGCGGTTTGCAGCCTTTTCCCCGTGCGATCAGCCAGATAACCCGCAAACCATACCGTGCCAGGTTTGCACCCGCGAGCCGCATGGTTTGCACCGACTCCCAGATCCGGATGGCCCAATGACGCTCCCCTGGATGGCGGCGAAGATCCTGCTGCATCCGGTGGCGGAGCTGCGTCCGCACGCCGGCAACGCGCGCGTCCACAGCGCCGAGCAGCTGGAGCAGATCAAGGCCAGCATGCTGGCCTTCGGCTTCACCAACCCGCTGCTGGTGGATGAGGAAGGCGTGCTCATCGCCGGCCACGGGCGGCTGGAAGCTGCGTCGGCGCTCGGCATGGCCAAGGTGCCGACGATCGTGCTGCGGCATTTGTCCGCGGCGCAGAAGGAGGCGCTGCGGCTCGCCGACAATCGCATCGCGGAGAACGCGACCTGGGACCAAGCGCTGCTGCGCGATGCGCTGGCCGCGGTGCAGGCGGTGCCGGACATCGACCTCGGCGCGCTCGGCTTCTCGGCGGATGAGCTCGCAGACATCCTCGCGGCGGCTGGAGATGCCGTGTCCGACGGCGACGCGCTCGAGGCTCTGTCCGCGAATTCCGCCGAGGGGGGCGGCACGGCTGGCGCGGCGGATGATGAGGAGCCGGCGGAGGACCCCGCCGATGCCGATCCGGTTCCGCCGCGCCAGGCCGTCACCCGCCCCGGTGACCTCTGGTTGCTGGGCGAGCATCGCCTGCTCTGTGGTGACAGCACCGACGCGGCCACCGCGGCGCGCGTAATGGGCCAGGACCGCGCGGCGCTGTTGTTCACCTCTCCGCCGTACGGCAACCAGCGCGACTACACCACCGGCGGCGTCACGGACTGGGACGCCCTCATGCAGGGTGTGTTCCAGCATCTCGACGCGGCGGTTCGGCCGGACGGCCAGGTGCTGGTGAACCTCGGCCTGATCCATCGCGACAACGAATGGCAGCCCTATTGGGCCGGCTGGCTCGACTGGATGCGCGCCCGCGGCTGGCGGCGCTTCGGGCTCTACACCTGGGACCAGGGGCCGGGCCTGCCGGGCGACTGGAATGGTCGCCTCGCTCCGGCCTTCGAGTTCGTCTTCCACTTCAACCGCCAGGCCCGGCAGGCGAACAAGATCGTGCCCTGCAAATGGGCCGGCACGCCGAACAAGGGGAGCGGGCTGCGCGCCGCCGACGGGACCATCTCGGAATACCAGCATGCCGGGCTGCCGGTGCAGGACTTCCGGATCCCCGACAACGTGCTGCGCCTGACCCGCCACAAGGGCCGCGGCATCGAGACCGAACACCCCGCGGTGTTTCCGGTCGTGCTGCCGGAATTCCTGATGCGGACCTACACGGACGATAACGAGGTGGTGTTTGAACCGTTTGGCGGCTCCGGCACCACCATCATCGCCGGCCAGCGCACCGGCCGCCGCGTGCGGGCGATCGAGCTCGCGCCGGCCTATGTCGACCTGGCGATCGCGCGCTGGCGCATGCTGCATCCGGAATTGCTGGTGACGCTCGCCGATGATGGCCGCGACTATGACGCCGTTGCTGCGGCGCGAATGGAGGTCACCGCCGATGCAGCTTGATCTCGTCGTGAGCAGCCTGCCGATCGCATCCCTCGTGCCCTATGCCGAGAACGCGCGCACCCATTCCCCGACGCAGGTGACGCAGATCGCCGCCTCCATTGCCGAGTTCGGCTTCGTGAACCCGGTGCTGGTCGACGCCGAGGGCGTGCTGATTGCCGGCCACGGCCGCGTCATGGCGGCGAAGCAGCTCGGGCTCGCCTCCGTGCCGGTGCTGCGGCTTGGCCACCTTTCCCCGGCGCAGGCGCGTGCGCTGCGGCTGGCCGACAACCAGATCGCCCTGAACTCCGGCTGGGACGAAGCGCTGCTGGCTGCCGAGATCGCCCGCATCCGCGACGAAGCCGTCGTCGACCTGGACCTGCTCGGCTTCTCCGGCATGGAGCTGGATCGCCTGCTGGCCGCCGCCGACGCCGGCCTCGGCGACGATGCCGACGAGGCGCCGCCGCCGCCAGTGGTGCCCGTCACGCGCACCGGCGATCTCTGGCGCTGCGGCGAGCATCGATTGCTGTGTGGCGACGCGACGAAGCTGGTCGACGTGCAGCGCGCGCTCGGCGCTGGCCACCTTGCGGACATGGCCTGGCAAGATCCTCCGTACAATGTTGCGTATGAGGGCGGCACCGCCGCGCGCATGACCATCGCCAATGACGCGCTGGGCGGTGGCTTCGGTGACTTCTTGAAGCCCGCCTTCGCCAACCTGCTCTCGGTCACCAAGGGCGCCTGCTACGTCTGCATGTCCTCGTCCGAATGGCCGACGATGCATCGGGTCTGGCAGGAGGCCGGCGGCAAATGGTCCAGCACGATCATCTGGGCGAAGAACACTTTCGCGCTCGGCCGCGCCGACTACCACCAGCAATTCGAGGCGATGCTCTACGGCTGGAAGGCTGGCGCGCAGCACTACTGGTGCGGCGCGCGCGACCAGGGGAACGTCTGGCACTTCGACAAGCCGGCACGCAACGACCTGCATCCCACGATGAAGCCGGTCGCGCTGGTCGAGCGCGCCATCCGCAACAGCAGCAAGCCGCGCGACACGGTGCTCGACTGCTTCGGCGGGTCGGGCACGACGATGATCGCGGCGGAGCGCACGGGGCGGCGTGCCGTGCTGCTGGAGATCGATCCGGCCTATGCCGATGTGATCGTGCGGCGCTGGCAGGAAATAACCGGCGAGACCGCCGTGCTGGAGGGCGATGATCGCATCTTTGCCGATGTCGAGGCGGCGCGATTGATGATCGAGAAAGTTCAATCATAGCAATAAGATAACGCTGTATCTCGCTTGGCTCACGCGCGCCACAGCGGGAATGTCTCGTCACACGCAGGGGATGCCCTGCAGCAACAGACGGAGACCAGCATGACCGACCGCACCGCCCGCGCCGCCCGGAACCAGGAAAACAGCCTGGCCGCCTTCCTGGCCAAGAAGGCGGAATTCGACGCCCTCCTCGCGGAACTCACCCAGGCCAGCGCGGACCATTTTGGCGCGGACCCGGAGACGGTGCTCTGGGGCGAGGCCGCCTGGCTTTCGGATGCCACCGCGAAGCTGAAGGACATCGCGGACCAGCACTTCCACCGCGGCGAATACGAAGCCTGACGCGGGCCGCTCCCGCACCGCCCCGACCGGCCACGCCGGCGGGGCTCCCGGCAGTAGGGGCCGATGACCGGCACCCGGAACCGGAGACCATCACGATGACCAAGCTTTCCGATAGCCAGCGCGTTATCCTCAGCACCGCCGCACAGCACGAGATGGGACTGGCCCGTGCGCCGAAGACCCTGCCGGCCGCGGCGCGCAACGCCGTGTTCCGCAGCCTGATCAAGAACAACCTGCTCACCGAGATCAACGCCCCGCGGGAGCATGTCGGGCTTGGCTGGCGCCAGGATGAGGACGGCACCTGGATTGTGGCGCGCATCACGGACGAGGGGCTGCGGGCCATCGGCATCGACCCGAACGAGGGCGGCATGGTGGCCGACACGGCGCCCAGGGTGGCGGCGGACGCCGATCCCGCGGCACAGGACGCCCCCGCCGACGAAGGCGCCCAGGCCGCGCCCCTGACGGAGGAGATTGCCATGCTCGACAAGGCCCTCACGGCACGCGCCGCCACGCCGCGCGCCAACCTGCGCAACGCCGCCGCGGCGATCCTCGCCGCCTGGGACGACGAGGCCAACCGCGAGGGCGACATCATCGGCGCCCTGGATGCCCCGATGCAGGCCCTGCGCACCCTGCTCGCCGGCAAGCCCGCCCGCGTCGCACGCGAGGCCGGCGGGCCGCGCAAGCCGCGCGAGGGCACGAAGCAGGAGCAGGTTTTGGCCATGCTGCGCCGCCCTGAGGGCGCCACGGTCGCGCAGATCGCGGAGGCCACGGGCTGGGCGCAGCACACCGTCCGCGGCTTCTTCGCCGGCCTCAAGAAGAAGGGCCACGCGGTCGAGGTTCGGGACCGCATTCGCCAGGTCGGCCCCAACAAGACCGGCGCGAAGGGCTCCTTCACCATCTACACCCTGGCGGGGTGAAGTCCCGCGCCCGCGGAGAACAACCCCACGCCGCACAACCCCGCCAGGCAGCCGCCGGCGGGGTTTCTCGTTCCTGCAGCAGGATGAGCCATGCCCGACAACATCACATTGCCAGCCAGCGGCGAGGTCGCCGCCACGGACGAGATCGGCGGTCGGCATTTCCAGCTGGTCAAACTGGCGTTCGGCGCCGATGGCGTCGCAACGCTGGTCGAGCTTTCGGCCGGCCTACCGGTGGCAGGCCCCCTGACCGACGCGCAGATGCGGGCAACGCCGCTGCCGGTGAGCGGCATCGTCGCGACCGCCGGCCGCGGCGTCATCCTCACCGACCGCAGCGGCACGATCGCAACAAACGGTCAGGCGCAGCAAATGGCGCCGGCGAACGCAGCGCGGACAGGCATGATGCTGCAGAACCATTCCGCGGGCGATCTCTGGGTTGATAGCCTGTCGACCGCAGTCCAATCCCAGCCCAGCGTCCGCATCCCGCCGGGCGCGATGTACGAGTGGCCAAGCACAGGCGTGCCGACCACCGCAGTCAGCGTCATCGGCGCCACGGCCGGGCAGACATTCACAGCGAGGGAGTGGTAGGCATGCCGCTCTGGCAATTCGGCCCCATCTTCCTCTCGGGCACGGCGCTCGTCGCGCCTACGCTGGATGGCGGAGGCATCGTCGGCAATGCGCGCGGCGCGAGCGCCGTCGATTTGCAGACCAGTCGCGCGGCTGCGTCACAGGTCGCCTCCGCGCAGTTCGCTTCCATCGGCGGCGGCACAGGCAATACCGCTTCGGCCACCGGTGCCGTTGTTTCGGGCGGCAGCACGAACCTGGCCGATGGCACGTATTCCTGGGCGCCAGGCGGGCTCCACGCCAATGCGCGCGGCCAGTATGGCAAGGGGGTTGTCGCTGCCGGCCGTTTTGCCAGCAATGGTGATGCGCAGCGCGGGTATTATGTCCAGCGGCGGCAGACCACAGATAACACGCCGTCCCGCATCACCGCCGATGGTGGGGCCGCGGGCACCAGCAACACGCTGAACCTGCCCCCCTTCGGTGCATACATCGGCCGCCTGCGCGTTATCGCCAAGGCGGCTGGCAGCACCGACGCTGCTGCGTGGGAAGTCCTGGTCGGGGCGGTTCGCGGCAATAGCGCGTCCACCACGACAGTCTTCCTGGGAGGCAGCGGCGCGATGGTGCCCACCGGCAGCAGCGGCCTGGGCGCCGCCTGGCGCCTGGCGATCGGCGCCGATACCACGAATGGCGGCATTGCGATCAACATCACCGCCTCGGCCACCCTCACCGTCAATACCGTCGCGACGTTCGACAGCACCGAAACCTTCACGGCCTCCTGACCATGTCCCTTCTGCTTCTCTTTGCGCCACGAGCCTCTCCGCTCAAGATCGCGAGCCGGCTCGCCAGGCCCGTCGAAATCGCGAGCTGGCTCGCGAGGCCCGTGGTGATCCACTGCTTGCTTGAGGGCGTCCGGCGATGACGACGCGCTTCTGGATCGGTGAGACTGTGCGGGCTCGCTTCGTGTTCACCGATCCCGATACTGGTGGCACGGTCACGCCGTCTGGCGTGGTTGTTCGTGCACGAAAGCCAAACGGCATGATTGTGAGCTATGCCGCATCAGTGTCCGGCAACACCGCGATCGCGGATATCCCGACCGATGTGGCGGGAGATTGGTGGGTGCGGGCGACGGCCACATCGCCCTCGCCGGCGGCGGAGGAAGTGATGTTCACGGTGGTTCAGACGAACATCATCTGACTGCAAAAAGCCCATGCCCGAGCTGACGCAACCAACTTGGCTGCGCCCCGCCACAGCGCGAATCGTCCGTCACGCGCAGGGCATCCCGCCCCGCCGAAACGGAGACTACGATGGGGCACCAACCAGAGGTCGCGGACCGCCGCTGGATCATCATCGCGCAGGACGGCCGGCACGTGACCATGGGGCGGGCCGCGCCACCCAGCGAGGCAGAAGTCGAAGCCGCGGCGGCGGCGCTAACCGCGCAGGGCCTGGCCGGCTGGCTCGCCACGCTGGACGGAAACTACTGGTCGCGTCGCCGCGTGGCGCTCGCGCCGGTGCAGATGCTCGGCGACAGCGCCGGCCTGGATTGGCCCGCCGCTATCACCGCATTCGAAGCCGCCCGCCAGCGCGCACTGCGCCCTTGAGAAGTCCACGCGTGAGGCGGCGCATGACCGAAAATGCCGCGCGGGCAGAAAGAGGCTGTTTACTTGCTGCCAATATGCTGCCCCCTGAAAGATAGTGCCGTGTGCGTCATTCAGGGCGCCTCCTTCGCGAAGCGGCATCACGTGTACTATCTTCCAATCTCCTTGGCGGTGCAGCCGTTCGGTTCAGCCGCCGTCGCCACATCCGCGGACAGGTCTGGTCCAGGAGGGCCGGTTGTCAGGACTCACCGACGGCTCTCTCCACCGATTGGAAACAATGATTTCAGATGAGCTCCGGTTCCCCCGACAACATGTCGCCGCTCGTGCTGCTATGCCCAGTCCCGGCTACGCATCTTGTTGACGCTCTCGAGACCCACCGGTCGAAAGGGTTTCTGGCCTTCGGCTCGAATGCCACAGATGTTGCAAAGTATCTTCGGCGGCAGGGTGTCATGGGGCAGCTCCAAGTGTTCATTTTCCCCATGTTCACGGGTGTCGACGCCATGGAAAGCCGTGCGGCCTCGGAACTCCTGTCCGAACCGAGAACCGCACGATTTGCCGGCCGGCTGAGGTCGATTGTGGATCCCGTCAGAGATAGACGAGGACGTGGTCACCATCCTAACCCAGACCTTCAAACTGTCAGCACGATAGCCGGTTTTTCGCCGGCTATCGGGTGGGAATTGTTCTGGGAGGTCGAAGGAATCGTCGCCTGCGATGTACCCTTGTCTTCCTTCGTGAAGGTCGATGGCACGACGAAATTTGCGCCAAGCTACGTGCTACGCGGGGCGACCTTGGCGAGGGCAAGTGGCGGCGCGTAGCTGAGCGGCGCGCGGCGCCTCCTTCGTTCTCTCTGTGCGGCGGGAGGTCGCCGCCATGCCGGAATTGACCGCCTCGACCCGTGAGGCCGCGCGGCGCCTCGGTGTTAGCGATACTGCCCTGCGCAAAGCCGAGCAGACCAACCGCATCGCCCGCGAGCCGGATGGACAGTGGGATATCGACAAGACCCGCCGCCACCTGACCGAGACCGCCGATCCCGCCCGCTCGCACCTGGCCAGCGGCGCTGGCGCCGAGGGCACGCCCTTCGCCCGGCTGAAGGTTGCGCAGCTCGCCCTGAAGGTAGAGGCACAGCGCCTTTCGCTGGACGAGACCAAGCGCCGCCTGGTCGATGTCACCGAGGCCAATGCAGCCCTCGACGAAATCGGCAGCACGATGCGCGACGCGCTGCTCAACTGGCCGGCCCGCGTCTCGGGCCTGATCGCCGCCGAGATCAGCGTCGATCCGCATCTGCTGCAGACCATCCTGCAGAGCCACATCAACGACCTGCTGACGGAGGCGGCCGATCGCTTCGATCCAGCAGGCCTCGGAGGGGACCGGTCTTCGCAGCCGTGACCATGTGCGCCGGCGTGTCGGCGCGATGCTGCGCCCGCCGCCGCAGCTCACCGTCTCGGAATGGGCCGAGCGGCACCGGATGCTCGGTAGCCGCGCCTCGGCCGAGCCGGGCCCGTGGCGCACCAGCCGTACGCCCTACCTCAAGGACGTGATGGACGCGCTGTCCGCGGTGCATCCGGCACGGCGCGTGGTCTTCATGAAGGGCGCGCAGGTCGGCGCCACGGAAAGCGGAAACAACTGGCTCGGCTACATCATGCACCACGTGCCGGCGCCCGCGCTGGCGGTGCAGCCGACCGTGGAACTGGCCAAGCGCTTCTCGCGCCAGCGCATCGACCCGCTGCTGGAGGAGACGCCGGCGCTGCGGGAGCGGGTGGCGCCGGCCCGTGCCCGCGACAGCGGCAACACCATGCTGTCAAAGGAATTCCCCGGCGGCATCCTGGTGCTGACGGGTGCCAACAGCGCGGTTGGGCTGCGCTCGATGACGGCGCGATTCCTGTTCCTCGACGAGGTGGATGCCTATCCCGGCGATGTCGCCGGCGAGGGTGATCCGATTGCGCTTGCCGAGGCCCGGGCCCGCACCTTCGGCTGGCGCCGCAAAGCCTTCCTGGTCAGCACGCCGACGATCGCGGGGCGCAGCCGGATCGAGCGGGAGTATCTGGCCTCCGACCAGCGGCGGTTCTTCGTGCCGTGCACCGAATGCGGGGAGATGCAGTGGCTGCGCTTCGAGCGGCTGCTCTGGGAGAAGGGTGCGCCCGAGACGGCGCGGTATAACTGCACCGCCTGCGACCACCCGATGCAGGAGCACGACAAGACCGCCATGCTCGGCGGTGGCGAATGGCGCGCGACGGCAGAGGGCCAGGATCCGCACACGATCGGCTTCCACATTTCGGCCCTCTATTCGCCGGTGGGCTGGCTGTCGTGGGAACAGATCGCCCGGGATTGGGAGGCGGCGCAGGGCAAGCCCGAGGACATCAAGACTTTCAAGAACACGGTCCTTGGTGAGACCTGGCAGGAGCAGGGCGAGGCGCCGGATTGGGAGCGCCTGGTCGAGCGCCGCGAGGATTTCCCCATGGGCGTGGCGCCCACCGGCGCGCTGGTGCTCACCGCTGGCGTCGACGTGCAGGACGATCGTTTGGAATGCGACGTCTGGGGATGGGCCGAGGGGTTTTCGTCGTGGCTGGTCGACCACGTCGTGGTTGCGGGCAGTCCGCGGGATCGCGAGCCCTGGGACGAGTTGGCCCGGGTGCTGGCGCGCGACTGGCCACGCCAGGGCGGTGGCGCCATGCGGATCGCCCGGCTCTGCGTCGACACCGGCGGCCGCGACACCGCTGCCGTCTACGGCCAGCTCCGCCGCCTGCGGGATCCGCGCATCGCGCCCACCAAGGGCATCGACGGCTGGAACAGGGCGCAACCCGTGCAGGGGCCGACGCCGGTGGACGCGCTGGTGAACGGCCAGAAGCTGCGGCGCGGGCTCAAGTTGTGGACGGTCTCGGTCTCGACCTGGAAGGCTGATCTCTATCGCCGGCTCTGGCTCGGCCGCGGCGACGCGGAGGAGCTGCCGCCCGGTTGGGTGCATCTGCCGCGCGCGATCGACGTCGAATGGGTCAAGCAGCTGGTCGCCGAGCAGCTGCGCACCACGAAGGACCGGCGCGGCTTTGCACGGCAGGAATGGGCCAAGCTGCGGGAACGGAACGAGGCACTCGACTGCGCGGTGCTGGCCCGCGCCGCGCTCTGGCTGCTCGGTGCCGACCGCTACGGTGAACGCTTCTGGCAGCAGCTGCGCGACCAGATCGCCGACGCTCCGCTGCTGCCGCGAGAAGTTCCCACCGGCGGGAATGTCGCTGGCCCATCCTCGCCGCCTCAGGCCGCGCCGGTCCCGGCGTTCGATAACCAGCGCCCCCGCGGTTGGCTCGCGCCGCGCAGTGGCTGGCTTCGCTGATCGATTCTTGCAACACATGCGCTGCTCGGGGGTATCCAGACTTCCCGCCAGGAAAGATCGCTAGAATGCGCTTCGGTGTGACGACATTGCTGGTGTTGCTGTCGGTGGAGGCCGCCACCGCCCAGGGGCTTTCCATCCCCGGCCTGGGCGGCCAGGGCGGAAGCGCAGCGGATGCACTGCGTGGTGCCTTCGTCGAGCAGACGCCCGAACAGCGTCGCGCGTTTTGCGGTCGCGTATCCCAGGCGGCCATTGGTTGCGGTACAATGGATATAACAGCGTTGTCTGCCTGCCTTATTCGAACGCTGCCCGCACAAGACTCCGCCCGTGTCGCGCGCGTAGCCAACGCTTCACGAGGGAATGTCAGCGGGCTGATGCAGGAATGCGGCCTCACCCTGGGCCGTTGAATGCTGAGCGATGCGCTGCGGGCGTAATCCTTGCAGCTGGCGACACCGGGCCACTGAGAACTTGCTCAACTGGGCCTGTTCCCATCGAGTGCGTCGTCGCCTTCGCGTAGCAGCGTCAACCGGGTTCGTCCTCTGCAGCAGACGCAGCGTCACGGATTCTGTCAGGTGGGCAAACCGCCGCCCGCCTCTGAAGGTAAGCGCTGCGGTGGACGGCATAGGCATCCAGCGATTGTGTATCGATGCGCGCGAGATCGCGGTGGCGATGCGCGTAGCCGACGAGGGCATCGGTACCGCTCCAGGTGATGAAGACATCTGACCCCAAGGTCTGGGAGAGCGCGGCACCTGTCGCCACCAGGGCACTGGCATCGCGCAGGGTAGACGGCCCAAGGAGCGGAAGCACGACAAAGGGACCACTCGGCACGCCCCACCGGCAGACCAAATCGGCGACTCCAAAGACCTGACGCGGATAGCCCATGGCGGTGGCCCGGTCGTGGACCCCAGCGAAACCAAGCGTTGAGTTGATGCCGAAGCGGACCGCAGCGTTCATCGCCACGGGGAGATCGCCGGCCGCCAAGCCACTCACGGTGGTGACAGGCTCGCTCAGATTGGCCAGTGAGTTGCTGACCCCGCGCCGGAGCTCGGCCGAGGTCGCGGAGTGATAGAGCTCCGCCATCGGCCCCAGCACCTTGGTCTGAACGCTCCGATTGAAGGCGTGGATCCGGCGATTGACCGCCTCAAAAGGATCGGCGGCTTGCGCTGCCGCAGGCTCGGCTAAGAGCAGCAGGCCGCAGGCGACGAGCGGGAAGAGAGTTCGAAGCCGCATCCAATCTACTCCGGTCCTGCAGGATATGGGCGGCTGCATCCGGCGCCCGGCCATTCATAACATCAACCCTCGCAGGGATTCACCCGTCAACCGGGCCTCGGGAGCCTCGATTCCATGGATCCAACCCTCCTCGCCTGGGCGCTGGCGCAGCCTGCTGGCACCCGCGCCGCTGTGCTGGCCGCGGCCTTCACGGGCGGGACCATGCGCGTGACCTTCGACGGACGCACCGTAGAATACCGGTCGCTCGATGAACTGGGCCGCGCCCTATCGGTGCTCCATGCCGCGGAGAACGCCGCCGCGCGCCGCCCCGGCGTGACTTTCGCCGTCTTCTCGCGGGAGGGCAGCCGGTGATGGGGCGTCTTCGTGATGCCTGGCACGTTCTGCGGGGCTATGCCGCAGCCCAGGATAGCCGCGCCTCGAGCTGGGCTGCGTCCGGCAGCAGCGCCACGGCGGAGGTGGGTGCCGCTGCACCCAAGGTGGCGCGGCGCGCCCGCGATGCTGTCCGCAATGACCCATATGCCGCCCGCATCGTCGATCTCTGGACTGGTAATGCTGTCGGCGCGGGTATTACTACCCGGTGGCCGGACAAGCCGCATGCCGAGGCCTGGCGCCGCTGGTCCGACAGCACCGCCTGTGACGCAGAGGGTCGGCTCGACCTCTATGGCCTGCAGGCGCTGGTGATGCGGGCGGTGGTCGAAAGCGGCGAGTGCTTCGTCCGCCTGCTGCCCGCCGACATCACGCCCGCCAATCCGATCGGCCTGCGGCTCCAGGTGCTGGAGAGCGATCATCTCGACACGGCACGGCAGGGCGTGATCGAGGGCGTCCCCACGCTGCAGGGCATCGGCCTGGGAGAAGCCGGTGAGCCGGTCGGCTATTGGCTGCACCGCGTCCATCCCGGCGCATCCTGGGTCCTGCCGGGCGGTGCCACCTGGTTGAGCAGCCAGCGGGTCCCCGCCCGCGATGTGCTGCACATCTACCGCAAGCGCCGGCCCGGCCAGCTGCGCGACGTCTCCTGGCTGGCGCCGGTGCTCACTCGCCTGCGCGATCTCGGTGACTATGAGGCTGCCCTCTTGATGAAGGCCAAGATCGAGGCCTGCCTAGCGGCCGTCGTGTCGGAGGATGGTGACGAGACCATGACCGGCCCGGCGTCGGGCCTGCTCCGCGACGCCCAGGGCCGCACGGTGGAGAGCTTCGAGCCGGGCATGATCCTGTATCGCCGCGGCATGGGATCCGTGGAGGTGGTGAATCCCTCCGGCGGCGGGTCACACGCCGCTTTCGCACGCCGTGCGCTGGAAGCCTCCGCCGTCGGCACAGGCCTGACCTACGACCAGGTCGCCGGCGATCTCACCCAGGCGAACTACTCCTCGCTGCGGGCCGGCAAGATCGAGTTTCGCCGGCTCTGCGAGCAGGTCCAGTACGGCATGCTGATCCCGATGCTGGTGCGGCCGATCGCGGATCGCTTCCACGCGCAGGGCGCGCTGCTCGGGCTGTGGGGTGCCGACGTGCCCGATGGCCTGTCGCACGTTCCGCCGGCGCACGAGATGATCGACCCGCTGAAAGACACAACGGCCCTCATCGCCCAGGTCCGCGCCGGCTTTGTGCCGCAGCCCGAGGCGGTCGGCGCCTTCGGCTACGACTTCCGACAGGTGATCGAGATGATCCGCGAGGCCAATGTCCTGCTCGACGAAGCCGGACTGTCGCTGGACACCGATCCGCGCCGTGTCGCTAAATCCGGCGCCGCCCAGAACGCCGCACAGCTCGCCGCAATCGAAATCGCCGCCACCGGCGCTGCCAGCCCCGCTCGCAACACCGAGCCCTGACCTCTCACACCACAGGAGCCTGTCATGATCCTGCATGTCGAATGCAGCACGGCGCCGCGCGACCATTTCGGCAAGCCACTCTCCGCTCTGGAGGTGGCCGACCGGCTGATCTGGTCCGAGTCACTCACAGCCGGCCAAGTCAGCGAGCCGCTACCGCCTGGCGTCGGCCTGATACTGACCCTCACGCCAGCCGTGGATGCCTGGGTCGCGATTGGAGCCACTCCGGATCCGACCCAGGCGCCGCGGCGCTGTCTGCGAGCCGGGCTCTCCCGGACGTTCGAGGCCAACGGCGGACTGCGGATCGCTTGGACCAGCGCCGTGCCTGCCAGCCCGCCGGTATCACGGCGGAAAGCTACGCCGGCCGCCACGGAGCCGCCGGCATGACAGAACCCATCGAACCGGATGAGGGAAGCCCCACCCAAGACCAAGCCTCTGCTGCCGATCGACTTCCCTCCGATGGGCAATCGATCATCGCGCAGCGCGCGCTCGCCGCACCCGTCACCGTTAATCGCGCCGCCCGCACCGTCGAGGTGGTGTGGTCCACCGGCGCGAGGGCCCGCAACTTTGTGCCGCCGCTCGGCCCCATCATCGAGGAACTGGATATGCGGCCCGAGGCGGTTCGCATGGATGCGCTGCGCTCCGGCCGCGCCCCTGTGTTGGACACTCATCGCCGCGCTGGCACGCGCGATGTCCTGGGCCGGGTCACCTCCGCCCGGCTCGAGGCTGGCCGCGGCTACGCCATCCTGCAATTCAGCGGCGCCGATGACGTGGAGCCGGTCTGGCAGCGCGTCGCAGACGGCACGCTGCAGAGCGTCAGCGTCGGCTATCGGGTCCATCGCTACGACCAGCAGCCCGATGCTGCCACCGGCCAGACCGTCCATCGCGCGGTGGATTGGGAACCCTACGAGATCTCCATCGTGCCGGTGCCGATCGACGGCCTGGCCGTGATCCGTGGCGAGGGAAACCAGGACACCCCCGCCACCGGCATCGAACCCGCTCTCCCCATCCTTGAGGAACCACCCATGCCCGAACCCACCAACGCCCCGGTCACCGAGGCGCCGCTCATCGCACCCTCGCACCAGGAGAACCCCGTGACCGCCGCCACCCCGCCCGAGCCGACCCGCGCCGCCCCGCCGGTGCCCGATCTCGAAGCCATCCGCGCCGAAGCTGAGCGCGCCACCGTCGAGCGCATCGCTGGCTATGAGCCGGTCCTCGCCGCCGCCCGCGGCCTGCTGACCGCCGACGTCATCGACACCATGCGCGAGGCCGCCATGCGCGACCGCATCTCGCCCGAGGCCCTGCGCGGCCGGCTGTGGGACGCCTTCGCCCAGGCCGCGCCGCGCCCCTCGCTCCCTGCGCGGCCCGAGACCGGCCCCGGCCAGGTCGACCCGGCCAGCCTGCTGGACGCCATGGCCGAGGCGCTCGCGGCCCGTTCCATGCCGGGCTACCAGCCGCCCAGCGGTGGCCGCCATGTGGAGTTCATGGGCTGGCGCCCCTCCGACATGATGGGCGAGCTGCTGCGCGCCCGCGGCGAGCGCAACGTGCCGCGCAATCCGACCGTCCTCGCCGAGCGCGCTTTCCACACCACCTCCGACTTCCCGGCGCTGCTCTCCGCCGCGGCCAACAAGATGTTGCTGGCGGCCTATGCGCCAGCGCAGCCGACCTACCGCACCCTGTTCCTCCGCCGCGACTTCCGCGACTTCAAGCCGCACCGCCACCTGCGCGTCGGCGACTTCCCGACGCTGCTGCCTCTGTCGGAGAACGGCGAGGTCCAGGCCGGGACGATGTCCGAGAGCCAGGAGCTGGTGTACCTGCAGACCTTCGCCCGCCGCATTCGGGTGACGCGGCAGATGCTGGTGAACGACGATCTCGGCGCTTTCACCGACTTCGCCGCCGCCATCGGCCGGCGCGTGGCGGATTTCGAGAACGCCACCGCCTATGCCCTGGTGAACAGCGCGACCGGCGATGGTCCGACGCTTACCAGCGCCGCCTCGTCGGTATTCTCCACCGCGGCAGCCCGCTCCAACAAGGCCAGTTCCGGCACGCTGCTCGATCTGACCAACTTGGCGATCGGCCGTGCCGCGGTGATGAAGCAAAAGACCCTCGATGGGCTGCCCATCGCCGTGGGGTCGCAGATGCGGCTACTGGTCGGGCCCAACCAGGAACTGGCGGCGCGTCAGCTTACCGTGTCGGTCCAGCCCAATCAGACCAGCAATGCCAACGTCTATGCCGGCTTTGTGCAGCCACTGGTCGAGCCGCTGATCCCGACCAACCGCTGGTACCTCTTTGCCGATCCGGCCACCGCGCCAGTCTACGTCTATGGCTACCTCAATGGCGCCGAGGGGCCGCAGGTCACCACGGGGCCGGTCTCGGGTGTCGATGGCGTCGAGGTGTCGGTGATCTTCGACTTCGGTGTGGGCGCCATCGACTGACGCGGCGCGTGGTTCAACCCGGGTACCTGATCCCCGTCGCCGACCACCAGCCTACCCATCGTCAATCCATGCAGAGGGCGTCCTTCGGGGCGCCTTCTGCGTTTCTGGAGACCTCATCCCCATGCGCAACTATATCCAGCCCGGCGACAGCCTGGCGCTGGCCGTCCCCTATGTGGGCGGCGTCACCTCAGGCCAGGGCGTCCTGGTCGGCGCACTCTTCGGCGTGGCCGCAGTCGATGGCGTGCAAAACGCCGTCATCGAATGCCAGACCAAGGGCGTCTTCGACCTCACCAAGGAGCCGGCACTAGCCATTACCGCCGGCGCGCGGCTCTTCTGGGACAACACCAACCGGCGCCTGACCACCACCGCCACCGGCAATTTCCAGGTGGGCCTCGCGACTGCGGCGGCGCTGGCCGCGGACACCACCGTCCGCGCCGTGCTGCTGCGCGTTCCGGCGTCCGGCGCATGAGCATCGATCCCAAGGCCACGCGGGGCTATCGCAACCGCAACCCGGGCAATATCGAGCACGTTCCCGCCAACAAGTGGCAGGGGCTGGCCGAGCCGGCGTCGGATGGGCGGTTCTGCCGCTTTACCAGCCATGAGTTCGGCATCCGTGCTTTGGCGGCCCTGCTGGTTACCTACCAGGACCGGCACAAGCTGCGCACGCCGCGGGCGATCATCGAGCGATGGGCGCCCAAGCTGGAGAACGACACCGCAGCCTATACCACGGTGGTGGCGCGGCGGATCGGCGTCGGGGCGGACGATGCGATCGACCTGCATCGGCACGATCATCTCCGCCCGCTGGTGGAGGCCATCATCCACCATGAATGCGCCGGGCTGGCCTATCCGGCCACGGTGATCGACCGCGCGCTGACGCTCGCGGGTGTCCCTCCGGCACAGCCCGCGACTCTGCGCGAAGTGGCCGCCATCACCGGCACCGGCCGCGGCGCGCTGTTGGTGGGTGCGGCCGGGATCGCCGCCACCGTCGCGCAGGCCGCACCGGCGATCCAGGCGCTCGGCACCCTGGCGCCGGCTGTCGCCATCGTGGTCATCGTGGCGGCAGTGGTCGGCGTCCTCGCCTGGCGGCTGCGGCGGCCGGCGTGAACGCCTTCGCCGCGGCCATGGATGCCCTGGCCGCAGATCCGAACATCGGCGCAGATGCGACCCACCGCGCAGGCGGGACCGGGCCTCCGTTCCTGCTCCGCGTGGTCCGGTCGGCACCGGACCGGCTCGGCGATGCCTTCGGCAGCAGCGTCATTCAGGCCAGCGACGTGTTGTCCGTGGCGATCGCCATGCTGCCCACAGTCGATGCGGACGACACTTTCACCCTCGGCGCCGACATCCTGACCGTCCAGCACGCCGAGCGGGACGCCACCGGCATTGCCTGGCGCGTCTTCTGCCGCCGATAGGAGCACCGCCATGATCGACCCGGAGCGCATCGGTGGCATTGTCGGCGAGGCGCTGCTCGCCGGCGCCCTGGGGGCGCTCGGGGCGATGGCGCGGTTTACGACCAGCGACCGGCCGCTCCTCACCCGCGCCTATCTATTGCACGCACTGGCTGGTGGCAGCCTGGGAACCGGGGCATGGCTGATTGCCCATGCCTTTGCCCTCGAAGGATGGTGGCTCTTTGCTGTGGCGTGGCTTGCCGGCACGCTCGGCTATGCCGCGCTGCATGACCTGCTGCTGCGGATCCTCAGCCGCAAATTCGGCGGGCGCTGATCCATGAGGCTTGGTGCGAGCATTGTCGGCGACCTGCGCCAGGTGCTGGCCGATGAGATAAGGGCGGGAGAGCGTGCGGCGATGACCGCCATCCGCGGCGAGACGGAGCAGGTGAAGGCTGATCTGCGCCGACAGGTGACGGGCGCCTTCGGTGGCAATGCCCGCGGCATCGCCAATGCGTGGCGGTCTATGATCTTCCCGCGGACAGGGCAGTCGCTGCGGCCGGCTGGGTTGGTCTTCACCAAGGTGCCGAACGTCATCGACGCCTTCGAGCGTGGCGCGCTGATCCGCGCCAAGGGTGGCGGCAAGTTCCTCGCCATCCCGACCGGCTTCAACGCGGCGCGGGGGCGGCGTGGCCGCGGGGAGAAGGGCATGCGCGTGACGCCGGCGCAGATGGTTGCCTCCGGCCAGGCCTTTCTGAGGCCGTTCAAGTCGGGCCGCGGCTTTGTGTGGTGCCTGCCGCTCCGCCAGGGCGAGCAGACCGGGCGGCGGCGACGCACCCGGCTGGTCGCCGGCGGCGTGACGGAAGTCGGCACCGGCAACCGCAAGGGCCGCGAGGCCTGGGCGCGCGGGCTGCTGGAGCAGGGAATGGTGCCGATGTTTCTCCTTCTGCCCCAGGTAAAGCTCGCCAAACGGCTCGACGTGCGCGGTGCCGCCGAGCGCGGGCTCCGCCGCCTGCCGGGGCGCTTCGTGGCGGCTTGGGAACGCGAGAGCGGGAGGGCCGCATGACTATGCGCGGTCGCCTCCTCCTGCTGCTCGGGCTGGTCGTGCTGTCCTGGCTCGCCATCCCGTTCTGCCTGGCTCTCACCTGGATCACCGGCCGTTTCTTCGCAGCCATGCTGGGGTGGTCATGAGCGCGCGCGAGACCGCCATCGCGGCGCTGCACAGCCGGCTGGTCGCGTCGCTGGCCGCCCGGAATCCAGCAACGGTCGTCCTGCGCGGCGAGACCATTCCGCAGCGCATCCCACCGGGCGGGCTGGTGGTCGTCCGCGATGGCGAGACGGTCGAAGAGACGCCGATCCTCTCGCCCCTGGCCTGGCAGATCGAGCATCGCGCTGAGGTCGAGATCACCGTCGCCGGCGCCACGCCGGCCGCGCGCAATGCCTTGCTCGATGCTGTGCTCGTGGACATCGCCGCGGCCATCACCGCAAACCGCACCCTCGGCAGCGCCGTCGAATGGGCGCAGCCGGGCAGCGCGTCCTTCGAGGATGTCGAATTCGAAGGCGCTGCCGCGGCCCGTGCCGCCGCCATCCCCGTCACCCTCTGGTTCACCGTCGCCGGTTCGCCGCTGGCCTGATCCGCATCCAGGAGAAAGCCCATGCCCCGTGCCATCGGCGCGAATTGCCGCCTGCTGACCTTTCCCGAATCCACCTACGGCACGGCGCCTGGCGGCAACTGGCGACGCATGCCGTTCCTGTCCTGCGACCTCGGCGCCGAGCAGCCGCTATTGGATGCCGACGTCATCGGCGTCGGCAGCAACCGCGATCCCGCAGCACCCTTCATGGACACGGTGACCGTCGCTGGCCGGGCGGTGGTGCCGGTCGACCTGATCAATATCGGCCACTGGCTGCGGCTGCTTCTCGGCGCGCCGGTGACCACTGGCACCACCAACTTCATCCATACATTCGGTTCAGGCGCGGCCTCGCTGCCGAGCAACGCGATGGAGATCGGCTATCCAGACGTGCCGTCCTTCGATGTGTGCACCGGCGTGCGCGCCGATACGATGGAGATGGACTTCACGCCTACCGGCGCGGCGACGGCGACCTTCGGGCTGCTGGGCCAGGGATCGGCGCGGACCGGTGCCACGTCCGGCGGGACGCCGACCAGCGCCGCCTACACGGCTTTCAACAAGGCCCAGGGCAGCATTGTCCGCAACAGCGTGGCGCTGGCGCAGGTCACCGGGGCGCGGCTCACCTATGCCAATGGCATGGAGGCGGTGCGCACCATCCGCGCCGATCGCCGTGTCGAGGGCGTGGATCCCGGCATCGCCCGCTGCACCGGCCAGGTCACGGTGCGGTTCGAGAACACCACGCTGCTTGCCCAGGCGCAGGCCGGCACCTCGGCGGAATTCGCCCTGGCCTTCACCATCGACGCCAACCGCAGCCTGACCATCACGCTGCACGAGGTCTATCTGGCGCTCGCTAAGACGCCGATCGAGGGACCAGCCGGGGTCGAGGCCAGCTTTGACTTTAGGGCCGCATTCAACGCGACGGCGACGCGGATGATGACGGCTGTGCTGCGCAATCAGCAGGCTGGGACGGAATACGCGTGATCGCTACTCGGTGCGGCGGATGACGCGGCTCCCTTGCGTCGTCAGTCGCGCCGCAAAGGCCTCCTTGACGCGCCGCATGAAGCCCTCCGGCAGCGTGCCATAGATGAACGAGCCTTCGGCGGAGCCGATCGGGCGAACATCAGGTCCCGGCCAACTAAAGCGGTTCGCCTCGGACACCAGCACCCAGCATGGCTCTGCCTGAAGGCCAAGCCGTGCTCGTGTCGCCGCGGGTATCTCCAGCCCGGCGCCAGGCTCTGTCGGTGACGTCGAGGTGATGGGAAAGACGAAGACGTCGCCGCGTCCCTCGTTCGTCACGGCCACTGCGAGCGCCGTGACCGGGCGATCCTTGGAACCATCCTCGCGGCCGGCGTCGTGCTCGTGGCTCCACAGATGAACGTAGCGGATGACGTCGCCGACGCGCGGCAGCGCTGGGCTACTCGACCTCATGATTGAACTGCTTGGCGTCCTCCGGCGGTTCGGCTGACATGATCGCGTCCACCCACTCCTGCGGCATGTCCTCCGTCCGGAATACCTGGCGGTCGCGGCGCTTGAGGCGTTCATATTCCTCGATCGAGATCATTACCGTCCGCGTTCGCCCATTGCGGGTGATGGCGACCGGCTGGACCAGCGCCTTGTCCTGGTAGAGGCCGAAGTTCCGCTGGGCCTCGGCAGCGCCCACCTTGAGCATCGGCTCGGGCATCGGTCGCACTCCTTAAACTGCGTAACCTACATAACCCATGAAGGAGCGGATTTCCATGCTTACCCTCGACCTTCCCACTGAACCCTATTGGCTCGACCTACCGCGCGGCGTGCGTGTCGAAATCCGCCCCGTCACAACCGCCGTGATGGCCGCAGCCCAGGCCGGCTCCGCCCGTCGCCTCGGCGCGGTGCGAGCCGCGGACGCCAACCTTGACCCCGACGTGGCGCGCGGCCTCGCCTTCGCCTTCCTGGTCAAGGCGCTGGCCCGCCATGCCGTCAAGGCCTGGGAAGGGGTGGGCGACGCCGCCGGCAAGCCGCTGCCGCTCTCCCCCGAGGCCGTCGAGCGCCTGATGGACATGGACGAGATGGCTGCCGCCTTCTGGGATCGTGCCACCGGCCCGGTTGCTGCAGTGGCCCAGGAGGGAAACGGCTAAGGGCCCGCGCCGAATGGCATTTCGGCCAGGGCCCTGACTACTGCCGCGGCTGCGCGGCCCTCGATCGCGACTGCGGCCTGGCCTGCCCCTACGCCGCCCACGCGCCCGCCAGTGTCGAGGGCGCCGCAGCCTGGGCTGCCGGCACCACCTGCGCCACGGCGACCATGGCGGGCCTCGACCTGGATATGCCGGCCGCGCTCGCCACCTCCCGCGAGATGGGCGCCTCCGGCTGGGTCGCAGCGGAACTGCTGCTTGCCATGCGCATGGGCCTCGCCGCCGGCAGCGCCGCGCGTCGCAGTCCGGAAGACGTCCTCGGGGAAAGCCTTAAATAAACAAGTCGCGGATATCGCGTCACTTTCTCTCAACTGAAGCCTGCCGACGCTGCCTCACCAAAGATGAACGTCAGGCCCAGTACGGAAGGTACCGGGCAAATTTCCGTGATCCGCCGACCTTCTCGTCTGGCTTTATCAGACCAGCCTCGACAGTGGCAGCGATGATCTGGGAAGCGATGGCAGCCTTCGATTCTGCAAGGCTGAAGCGCTCGCGGAGGGATTGGTTGGTCATGCGTTCCGACATCACCCACCTCAGCGCAGCATGCTGGTAGCAGGCCCGAACTCGGTCCTCGCAGTCCATGGCTTCAAAGGGGCGCTGCCCGAAGATTGTCACCATCGTCCGCCGATGTCCTACCCGAAAGTCTGGCGCGGGAAGCTGGTAGACCTCGGCAGCATTGATCACCCTGTCAATACCGCTTCCCTTCTCCTCGCATATGCCGAGCCGCCTCATCAAGTCAGCCAGCCTCTCGTTGCGGGACTGATAGCCGTCGATGAAGCGGGCAACCTCGACTATGGGCTCGCCAGGATTCGATATTTCGATGCGATCCGCATACGCCTCGATCATCACTGAGGCGCCACTGATCGACAAATCTTGGTGGATCAGTGCGTTCGCCACCAGCTCACGGATCACTACCTCAGGCACCAGCTTCACTTCTGTTCGCAGCGCGTCCTTGATGATCTCGTTCTGCGGAAGTTGCCCCATCACAAACCGAACGAGGCCCTGAAAACCGGCCGCATAGCCGCGCGAGCCGAGCTGGTCGAGTCTGGTCTCCAGCTTCGATGGACCGCTGTAAACGACGACCCGTGCTGCCTTGCGGGAGACGTCCGGGAAGTCGGTCAGCTGCTTCGCGAGGAGTAGCGCGCCGATCCGCCGCACTGCCAGCCCGTCAGGGCCCTCGTCGACCAGCCGTTCCTTCACAAGGCGTTCGATCACGCCGGCTCGGTCGGTCGGGTAGGGAAGCTTCAGCAGCTCGAAGAGGGCCTGCGTGTCGAGAAGCTCCACCACTGCCTGTGCATCAAGGCCTGTTCGGGCATGCTGCTCAAGCCAGTCGGGCTGGCCTTCAGCGAAGATGCGGCGCAGCTGATCCTCGGTCATCGGCACGAGCGAACTGCCTGAGCGCATCAGGTAGGTTCCGCCCAGATGGTACGCCGTTCCCCGCGGGCGCGATGGAACGTGGAACACGAGCACGCGTCCTTCCGGATGCGCGACCTCCTCCAGATCGACCCGGAAACCGACGGCAGTGAAGAGCTTCTCGGCCGTGCCGACGACGTCCGGAAAGGCACGGGTGCCGACAACTAGTGTCCTGAACCAGAAGTTCGCTTCATCACGCTAAACCATCCCTTGGCGTATTGAAGGTACAGAAGCGCTCGATGCTGGCCAGGATATCGTCAGCCGACTTGAACCATCGGAATGGCTTGGGGC